CCGAAACCAAGATCTCCACCCAGGAGTGCATTTGCTTGATTGTTTATTTCATCTATATTAGAATTAATATAACTGCTTAATTGTCCATCATCTAATTTTACTAAAACATTTGGCATCATACCATTGGTGGGACTAGCTCCACCAAATATGGCTTTTCTAGCTACAGCAGAACGGCCTCTTTGACTTCTCATTCCATTTCTTTGTGGCATAATATATTATAATAGCAGATAATAATATATTATTACTTAAATATTTTAATCAGGAAGGATGCTTAGCGAAACATTAAAGTTTTCTTTCCAACACCTCCAGATTTTAAAGGGTTAACAGAAAGAATCTTATTGGTTTTCATGTAATATCCTTGTGTACCAGGGGTGTTGAAAGGAGCAACACCAGGATTTCTGTAGTAAGGTGCTTTGTATTGCCATTGATCACCTTGTCCTCCCTTAATTAATTGATGTCTGTAAACTGCGACATTGTTTCTTCCAACACGGGGAGCTAATCCTCCCATGATTCCGAAAATAGATGTTTGATTAGAAATAGAAGGGGTACTTCTAGCTCTTTTACTACCTTGCATATATCCGACGGGCATTATATAATCACTAAATATTTTTTTTTACTTTTTATATATTTTGTAAATGTACCTAAACACTAAATATTGTATATAATTTATAAATGTCCGAATTTAAAATAAGCCACGATGATGATATTATTAAATCTGATGAAGGATTAATTTTTAATCCATATAATTCAAATAATATTGAGATTACATTGAATCAAGTTCAATCTATTCTTACAAGATACGGAATACCTGGTAAAGTACATAATTTAAGTTTATATAAACGGGCCTTTATTCATAAGTCATATACAAAGAGACCTCATCTACATAATTTACAAGAAAATATTACCATAACTGAACAACCCGTTGATTGTTTACCATTGCATACTAAATCTAATGAACGATTAGAATTTTTAGGTGATGGTGTACTTGAATGTATTACTAAATATTATCTTTATAGAAGATTTCCTAAAGAAAACGAAGGATTTATGACAGAAAAAAAAATAGCATTAGTGAAAAATGAAGCTATTGGAAAACTAGCTCTTGAAATGGGTTTACATAAATTCTATATTATTTCAAAACACGCTGAAGAAAAAAAAATACGCACAAATTTAAAAAAATTAGGATGTTTGTTTGAATCTTTCTTAGGAGCATTATTTTTAGATTTTAATAAAATAGAAATTACAGACGATGATGGTTGGTTTAAAAACACATTTGTAACAGGTCCAGGGTTTCAAATGGCACAAATATTTATAGAAAGTATATTTGAAAAACACGTAGACTGGATGAAATTAATTCAAGATGATGATAATTATAAAAACATTCTTCAGGTAAAGATTCAAAAAGAATTTAAAGATACACCTCATTATCTGGAAATTAGACATGATGATGAAAGTGGATATGAGATGGGTGTTTATTTGTGTTTAGGACAAAAGATACACGAAGTAAATAAAATAGATGCAATGGACTTTAAATCAATTGGTTCTTTTGAAAATATTAATAAAATATTAGAACAACAAAGTAAAATTTTTGTATATCTTGGAAGAGGATTACATAAAATTAAACGAAAAGCAGAACAAATGGCTTGTGAAGAAACTTTAAAAATGTTTGATTAATTAGTAAATATTTCTTTTTTTATGTGTTTAATTAATATAGATGTCATCTAGTATTTTAGAAAAATTAAAAGTGAAACCGATTCCAAAAAAAATAGAAAAAATAAAAGTAAAAATAGATAATCCTCAGAAAGAAGAAGCTGTTGTGATAAAAACAACAATAATTGATAAAACAAAAGAAAAAATAATTAATAGAGAAGATTTTATTAAAAAACTTAAAACTGCTGTATTAACTAAAGTTCCCGAAGAGAAAGCACCTGAACCAATTGTAGCAAAAAAAAAATCAAAAAAAATAGGCAAAAAATTAAAATTGGTTGAAAGTAAAGAAGAATTAGCTGATTCTGTAAAAATACGAAAAACAAAAAAACCAGATATTAAAATTATTGCAGATGATATTGATCTACAACTATTAATCGGTGATAGCAAAATTATTGACAGGCTACCACCTAAAGAAAAAAAAATATTATTAAGAGCTAATGCATACTATATGAATAATAGAGAATCTTTTATAAATTTTATTAATGCTTTATATAAGCCATTTAAAGAAGAATTTCAAAAAGCATCTTCAAATTTATCGTGTGATAGACCAGAAGATTCTCAATTTACTTTACTAACTCATCAAAAAGTAGTTAGAGATTATTTAAATATTCATTCTCCATATAGAGGATTACTGTTATATCACGGATTAGGTAGTGGTAAAACATGTAGTTCTATAGCAATAGCGGAAGGGTTAAAAACAGATAAACAGATTATAGTTATGACACCAGCATCATTAAGAATGAATTATTTACAAGAATTAAAATCTTGTGGTGATTTACTTTATAAGGTTAATCAGTATTGGGAATTTATTCCAGTAAATAAAGATTCGGATAAAGGATTAACTGATACTCTTTCATCAGTTTTAAATTTATCAAATGAATATATAAAAAAACATGGAGGAGCTTGGTTAGTTAATGTTAAGAAAAAATCTAATTTTAATGAATTAACTACTCCACAAAAAAAAAGTTTAGATCTACAAATAAATGAGATGATAACTCATAGATATAGATTTATTAATTACAATGGTTTAAGAAAGAGTCATTTGAGAGATTTAACACAAAACGGTAATATAAATCCATTTGACAATAAAGTGATCATTGTTGATGAAGCTCATAATTTTGTAAGTAGAATTGTAAATAAGATGAAAGATCCTGATTCTTTATCAATGAAATTATATGATTATTTAATGGCTGCTGAAAATTGTAGAATAGTTTTTCTTTCAGGAACACCTATTATTAATTATCCCAACGAAGTAGGAATTCTTTTCAATATTTTAAGAGGATTTATAAAAACATGGAATATTCCTTTAAATATACGTACTGCAAGAAAAATTAATAGAGATGAAATGATTAATATCTTTAGTGAACTCCAAATTCTTGACTATATGGATTATAAACCTGCATCTAAAATACTAACAATAACAAAAAATCCATTTGGATTTATCAATATTAATAAAGATGGTGTTTATAAAGGTGTATCTAATTTTAAAGTTGGAAAACGAGGAGAAATAAGTGACGCGGATTTTATTAAATTAGTTACAGCTATTTTAAATAAAAACGATATTGACGTAATATCATCTAGTATTAGAGTAGAAAATTTTAAAGCATTACCAGACACATTAGATTCTTTTAAAAATTATTTTATTAATCCTACAAATAACGAATTAATGAACGAAAACTTATTTAAACGGAGAGTATTAGGATTAACATCTCATTTTAGAAGTGCCACAGAAACTCTTATGCCAAAATTTAATAAAGATATTGATTTAAAAGTTTTAAAAATTCCTATGAGTGATTATCAATTTGGTATATATGAACAAGCAAGAATAGAAGAGAGAAAATTAGAAACTGCAAATAAAAAAAAATCAAGAAAGGGTGATGTATTTAACGATTCCGTTTCAACATATCGTATATTTTCAAGAGCATTTTGTAATTTTGTGTTTCCTCCTGAAAATCCGAGACCTATGCCCCAAGATGATAAAAATATGAAAGCTAATCTTGATGAAGAAATTAATGAAGATATTTTGGATGCTATTCCTATTAGAGAGAAAATCCAAAATATTGATGGCTTATATGGAGCCGACGATATAGATATATTAGAAACAGTAGAGGGAGAACAACAAGATGACTCTTATCCATCTAGAATAAAAAAGGCTCTTGATTTTTTAGAAGAAAATAAATCTAGATATCTTAGTAAAACTGGATTATTAACATATAGTCCAAAATTTTTAAATATGCTTGAAAATATTCAAGAACCTGAATTTAAAGGATTACATTTAATTTATAGTCAATTTAGAACACTTGAAGGTGTTGGGATTTTAAAATTAATATTAGAAGCAAATGGATTTGTTCAGTTTAAAATTAAGAAAAATGAATCAGGATTATGGCAATTAGATATTTCTGATAAAGGTAAACCTACTTTTGCGTTATATACGGGTACTGAAGAAGATGAAGAAAAGGAAATTATTAGAAACATTTATAATAGTGATTGGGAAAAAGTTCCTTCAACATTAGTTAGTGAATTATCACCTATATCTACTAATAATTTTTATGGAGAGATTATTAAAGTTCTTATGATTACTGCATCAGGAGCAGAAGGAATATCCTTAAAAAATACTAGATATGTTCATATTACTGAACCATATTGGCATCCTGTTAGAACAGAACAAGTTATTGGAAGAGCAAGACGTATTTGTAGTCATCAATCTTTACCTGAGGCATTAAGAACTGTAGAAGTATTTTTATATTTAATGACATTTACAGAATCACAATTGGAAAATGAAGCTTCAGTTCAATTAAAAATTACTGATGTTAGTAAGCTTGATAAAAGTTTACCTATTACTAGTGATGAAGCTTTATATGAAATATCATCCATAAAAGAAAAAATTAATAGAGAAATATTAAAATCTATTACAGAATCATCTATGGACTGTTCTTTATTCAATAAACCCGGAACTAAAGACGCAATTAAATGTTTTACATTTGGTAAGACAAATCCAAACACATTTTCTTTTAAACCATCTATTTCAAATGAAGAATCTGATAATATAGGAGATTTAAATAAAGAAAAAATCACTTGGAAAGCAGAAGAAATAAAAATACCTATTGATGGTGAGAAAAAAACATTTGCATTAAATAGATCTACTATGGAGGTATTCGATTTAGAATCATTTAAACAAGCTCAAGAATTCGGTAGTGAACCTGTTAAAGTAGGTGATTTAATAAAAAAAGCAGATGGTAAAGTTAAATTTGTAAAAATTTAAATAAATAATATTATATTTATTATATTATTTATTTATTATACTATCTCTAAAATAATCTAACATTTTTCTTATTGTTAATATATCAGGTGTTATTCTTCTTTCACGAGTTTCAATATTAACTTCTCTTTTTCTTCTATTTTTCTTAGGAGTATCATCATCTAAACTTATTGTTTCAATACTGTCGTAACTAGATAAACTTAATGATCGTTCTTTTTTATAATTATCTATAAAATCCTTACTGTTTTTACGGGGCATATATATATATATATATTTACATATTATGTTCAAGTATTTTTTCTAACGAATTTTCAATATCTTTAAATAATAATAACATTTCTTTCTTTTTATTTAATAAAAAATTATATTCCTTTTTTAAATCTATTTCTTCTTTTACTTCAGTTTTAATTGTCTTTTTTTTTAATCTATCAAAAATATTATTATTTGATTGATCTTTAAATGTTACTTTTTTTTCTTCTACTACTTCAGTTTTTTCCTCTTTTGATTCATTTTTGACTTCTTTTATTTCATTTTTTTCTGTATTATTATTGTTATTTACCCATTGTTTCGCTTGTTCAGAGACTTGAGGAATATCTAATTCTCTTTCACGTGAAGCCATTCTTTCAGCTATTAACCTATCCATCTCCTGACCGATAGGTTTATCTTCAGAATTATTTTTTTTGTCATTAAAATCGATTTCTTCAGGTTTTATTGGATTCATTAAAGCATCCATATTTGCTTTTTGATCATTATATTCATTATTTATTTTTAATTTTCTATCCTCTTGAATATCTTGAGATTTATATATTACTTGAATCTTCTTTTCTTCTGTAGTATTTTCTTTGTTAATCATTTTCATTGCCATTTCTATTGCTAATTTGTTTTTTTCTAATAATTCACTACTAGCATACTGATTGTCAACATGTTTTAATATGTCTTCAAATTTTTGTTGTATAAATGGAAATTTATTATTAGATAATCCATTAAAATAACCACTATCTTGTAATAATCCCCATATTAAACCTTTATTTGTTTGTTCCAGAAAACTCATATATTTAAAATAAGTTTTTTATTTTAAATATTTATTTTATTGTATATTAAAATATTTTTTTCGTAATATAAATACTTCTTTATCATTTATTTTATTTTCAAGAAAATGAGTAGCTGATTTATCTTTAAGCATTTCAATTATAAAATATAAACAGTACATACCACATTCTGATTCTGTCTCTTGATGTTCAATATTATTTACATAATATTTAAAATCTATTCCTAATTGTTTTCCTTGAGATGTAACTTCATTTACAAATTTTTTTACTTCTGATGGTGGTTTATTACCATTACTATCAAAATATATTATAAATTTTTGTTTTATATTAATAAACATTGATATCCAATGTTCTCCTGATTTATAATGAGGATGTGTATTAAAAATTATACCAATTTTGTTTTTATTTTTTTTTATTTCTTGACTTAAATTAAACTTGCATAATTCCTCCCAAACACATTCCCCATATAACTTATGTCTATCATAGTCTATAGGAGAAGGACCTAAAAATACAAAACATTTATAAAACTTTTCGTATTGTTTCATAACTGATTCTATATCTAAACTACTTAACCATTCATCTGGATTTTTCTTCCATTCCTTAGGTGCTTTTGGTGCGAATGTATAATTTAATAATTCTGAATCCAAATTTCCTTCCATAAATTTACTACGTAACCAACATGATTCTTTATCACAACTATTTGACATTTTCTTTTTTAAACTATTCCAAATTAATTTTGGATCATTTGATTTTATTTTATCTCTATGATGTCTAATATTCCATAATTTTTTCATTTTAAATAATGCATTATCACTGTAACATGTAAATCCTTTTTTATTAGGATTAGGACTACAATTCACTTTTGCTAATCCATCTTTTTTTTTTTGAGATTTATTATGTTTTTTCGAATGTTTACTACTTGATCTCTTATGTTTTCTTCTTGTCTTCATATTTATTATTGATATTTTTCTTTTTTGGTAAACCTTTTGTTTTTAACTCCTGACTTTTTAAATTAAAATTTTTTTTTTCTGGTAA